ATTCAGTGATGTTTATAGATGGCTTCCAATGTCAGGTGATATTGCAGGAATTTATGCTTATACAGATGATGTTAGAGATGCTTGGTATGCACCTGCTGGATTGAATCGTGGTAAAGTTAGAAATGTTACTAAACTTGCTTTCACTCCAAATAGAGGACAAAGAGATATTTTATATCAAGGTCAAGTTAATCCGGTTGTTAATTTTTATGGTGACGGACCTATTGTTTGGGGACAGAAAACACTTCAAACAATTCCAAGTGCATTTGACAGAGTAGATGTAAGGAGATTATTTATTGTACTTGAAAAAGCAATCAGTACAGCATCTAGAGCATTCTTGTTTGAAAAAAATACTGCATTTACAAGAGGTCAATTAAAAGGAATGATTGAACCTTTCCTTAGAACTGTACAGGGAAGACAAGGTATTTATGAATTTCATGTAGAGTGTTCAGAAATTAATAATACACCTGATGTGATTGACAGAAATGAACTTGTTTGTGATATTTATATCCAGCCTACCAAGACTGCAGAATTTATTAGTTTAAATTTTATCGCGACAAGAACCGGAGTTGATTTTAACGAGTTTATTGGAAAAGTTCAATATTAAAAGATAGATAAATAACAATAGCGGGACAGCCCAAGGGTTGATTTAATTTACCTCCTCCAAATTAAATCTTACCGCTTTTAAAATAAATGGAATTAAATGAACTATAAAGAAATATTAGAAAATAATTTAACAGAAGGTAAAAGTAATTTTTATTATAGATTAGAAGAGAAATTTTCGAAGAGTATTTTATTTTCTTCAGCACAAGCTATTAAAAGTATCAGTGATGCTGTTCAACGTGGAGATGATTTTGATTTTGATACTTTTAATTCAACGATGAAATCTCTTACCGCTCTAAAAAAGAAACTTGTAAAAGTTAAAAAAGATAAAAGTTAAAAGATAAAAAGATAATAATAAGGAGTATATAATGACTACAGTTAATGATTTCATCCAAAATTTTTCAGTGGGTGCAAGAGCAAATTTATATCAAATTGAAATAGATGGTTTTGATGAAAAATTAAAATTTGTTTGTAAAGGTGCACAGGTACCTGGTAAAACTATTGGACCGATAGAAGTAAAATATTTGAGCCATACTATCAAACTTCCTGGTGATCCAGTATTTGATGATTGGACAATTACAGTATTACATGACGAAGATCACGCAGTTAGAACAGAATTAGATGCATGGCAATCAATAATTATTGCAAATGATGATGCAGTTGGTTCTGGCTCTCCTGCAGATTATTTTAGAACTGCAACAGTATCACAATTAAAAAGAGATGGCTCTGTAAATGCAGAAGGTATTTACATACTACATAACGCATGGCCAACTTCGATAGATCCAATGGATTTAGGTTTTGAAAACGCTGATACTATTTTAGAATATGGTGTTACACTTTCTTATTCACATTGGGTTAAAGGTTAAGTTTAAAGGAAGTTTAAATGGCAGGATCATTAAATAATTTTTTACAACATTTTCAACATGGATTTGTTCATCCAAATTTATTTAGAGTATATTTCACTGGAAGTATAGTTAATAAATATGGTGAAATTCTGACTGCCGCTTGTAAATCTGCTACAATACCTGGAACAACATTTACTGAAAATAAATTCTATCATGAAGGTTTTTATAATAAATTTGTTTCGGGCGCAGATTATGATCCATTTACTTGTGTTTTTTTAGTAGATGCAGGTAAAAAGAAAGGTGATTCTAAAATTATATCTTGCTTTGATGAATGGAATACAGCAATTTATGATGATGGAAAGTTTGGTTTTAAAAATGATTATAAATGTGATATTAGATTTGAAATGTTAAATAGAGATGGAAGTGTTTTATATGAAACAACTGTTATAGATGCATATCCAACAAATATATCAGCATTTGAATTATCTTCTGATTTAAAATTTAATGTTATGGAATATTCAATTATGTTTAACTTTTTAAAATTTAAAACAACAAAATAAGGGATTATGAAAACATATAGAGAAATATTAGAAAATACTGGTGTAAAAAAGATTAGTGATCAAATACTTTTTAAAATAGATGGAAATCCAATGCAAGTTAATGAATCTAATTTAGATATGTATAAAAAGAAACTTAAATCATCTGGTAAAATTAGATTAAAACATTCCAATCGTGGATGGGTTTTTATGTATGATATAACTTTTAAAGAAGACAAAGAAGCTAAAGATTTTGGAATAAAAACTGGTGCTTTAGATAAAGATGTAGCAAAATTATTTAGTAATAAAAAATTATATTGGATGAGAGTAGGTTAAATCCTAAAATAAAGGAGGGGGAAAAATGTCAAAATTACCAAAACTAAGTTTACCGGTACATGTAATTACCTTACCAATTACAAAACAAAAAATAGAGATCCGACCTTATGTTATTAAAGAAGAGAAATCTCTATTAACAAGTATTGATCCAAAAAAGAAAGATGAAGCAGTTAAGTTATTCGAAATGCTTATATCTGAATGTGTTATTACAAAAGATTTTGATGTGACTTCACTTAATATAGTTGATTTTTATTATTTAGTTCTACAAATTAGAATGAAAAGTACTGGTGAAATGATTGATGGACAACTTGAATGTGAACACTGTAAAAAGAAAACTGAATTTGAAATTAACTTAGAAGAATCTATTTTAATTAAAAATGAAGAAACTATTAGCAAAACCATAAAAATAAATGATCAATTATCTATTCGATTAATTCCTGCTGGAGTTGATTCGTTATTTAAAAAGAGTGAAGTTAGTATAATTGATTTAGTAGCTGGTTCTATTGATATAGTTATTATTGATAAGAAAATTTATAAAGACTTTAGTATTGAAGAATTAAAAGAAAATATATTTAGTATTTTTACTAAGATGGATTATGATAAAATTTCAGATGGAATGGAGAGTATAGCAAGGTTATATATTAGTTTTAATTATCTATGTATACATTGTGGTAAAAAGAACTCATATGAAACTGATGATATCTCCAAATTTAAATAATGATTGACTTTATTATTTCGCTGTACACAGCAAAAGATATTTCAAATTATTATAGAAATATAGGTTCGATGGTTCGTTATTCTGATTATTCTTATGACGAAATATTGAATATGATTCCTTATGAAATGGAAATTTACTCAAGTATACTTGCAAAACAAATACAAGAGGAAAAGAATAAGAAATAATGGCAACGGCTAAAGAAAAAAAAGATCAAGAATTAATCGATAAAGTACAAGGTACAGATAAACCAGAATCTTTTAAAGAAGCATCTGAACAACTTGCAAAAGATTTTGCAGAAAGTAATAAAGTTTCTTCAAAATCCATGTCTGAAAAAATAACGGGAAAATTAAAAGAAACAGCTGGTGATTATTTGAAAAGTCTAAAAGACCTTTCTAGACCTGGTGGTTTAATTAAGTCTGTTGGATTAATGGTTGGGTCTCCTGGAATTATGTTATTAGGTAATGTATTAAATGATACATTAGATGAAGCTAAATCTGATTCAACTGAGAGAAAACAAAAACAAGAAGCATTATTAGATTCATTAAAAGATCAAGGTTATACGTCAGAAGAAATATCTGAAATACTTGCTATGAATGGTAAATCTAATGAGGATATAGCAAACACATTAAAAAATATCGAAGGTAATACTGAACCTGATTTCACAGCAGAAGAATTAGCAGACGAACAAATTGCAAGAGACGAAAAACAACTTTCATTTTTAGAAAAAATGGTCGAAAGTTTAAATGGTTTTAAAGACAAATTAGCTGGATTATCTGAGGGCACTGGACTTATGGATTTTTTAGCATTAGCTGGTTTAACAGCCGCTGTAATTTTAGCTCCTTTTTCACTTATCACTGGATTTTTTGTAGGGTTAGTTGAATCCATTAAATGGGTGTTCAAAATGATTATGGTACCTATTAATGCAATTAAAAAGCTATTTAGTTTAAAAGGTTTAGATATTATAGATGATATAGTTGCTGACGTGCCAAAAAAAGCAAGTCGTATAGCAAAATTCTTTGGTAGAATAGGTGAATTCTTCACAAGAATTAAAGTTGCTTTCCAAGCTTCAGATGGAATATTTGCAAAGATTATAAAAGGTGCATTTGGTGTTGGTAGATTTTTAGGAAAAATGATGTTTTTCGTTCAAGTAATAACCAGTATTTTTGATACAGTAACTGGTGCTATGGAAGGTTTTAAGGAAGAAGGAATAATAGGTGCTATTAAAGGTGGAATAAAAGGCCTTTTAAATGGTTTGGTATTTAGTTTATTAGATATGGTTAAAGACGGAATCTCTTGGTTAGCAGATTATTTTGGTTTCGAAAATATTAAAACAGTATTAGATTCATTTAGTTTTGTAGAAATGTTTACTTCTTTAGTAGATAAAATATTTTCAAGTTTTGGTTTAGTTATAAGCTTTTTAAAAGATTTATTTACCTTTCCAGATACATTTGGTGAAGGATTAGAAAAATTAGTTGATATAATTAATTTACCTTTAAACTTAGCAATAAACTGGGTTAAAGGATTATTTAATTGGGGTGACCAAGAAGAGCCATTTAAATTGAGTACACTTGTTACTGATACAGTAGAAAGTATTTGGGCTTTTATAGAAGATTTATTAGATATTGATTGGAAAGCAATGGCATCTAAATTTAATCCTTTAAATTTTTTTAAAGATGAAGAAGAAGCAATACAAGAAATTGAACCAGCAAAAACTAAGAAAAAGAAAGCATGGTGGGATTTTAGTAAAGATGAAAAACAATCTGAACCTATATTAACTAAAGAATTTGAACCAAAACAACCTTTATTATTATCAGCACATGGTGGTAGAGCAATTCAATCAGTAGAACGTGAACAACAAATGACAAGATCTGGAACATCAAAATCAGATAATACCAATAACATTGTTACAGACAATTCAATAATTAATAATATTTCTACACAAGATATGAGTATTGATTCACCCGATACTTCATTAGGATATTAAAAAGGAATAAATATGGCTCATTTCTATAATGAATCAACAAAAAAATATATAGTTGCTTTTAGTAAATTATTTTCAGATTTTCATGTTAAACGATATGATTCAGAAGGAATAGAAGTTAAAGACATTAAAGTTCCTTTAGTATATGCAAGCAAAAGAAAAATAAGTTATTTATTACAACAGAATGAAAATACAAAAGCCGCATCTATTGTTTTACCATCTATTGGATTTAATATAGAAGGAATAACTTATAGTTCAGAGCGTAAATTGAATTCATTAAATGAAATTTCTGTTTCAGATACTCATTCTATGTATGAAGGCGTTCCTTATGATTATGATATTGAAGTAACAGTTAGAACAAAATATCAAGATGATTATTGGCAAATAATAGAACAGATATTATATTTATTTAAACCTGAATTAACATTAGATGTAAAAGAATTAGATTATGATGATTTTAAAAGAGATGTAATGGTTACATTAGAATCTGTTACATTAGAAGATGAACTTGAATTAGATCAAGCAGAAGATTCAGTTAGAAGTTTTAGAGCTGGATTAGGATTTAAATTGAAAGGATATATATATCCAACAAGTACAGAAGACAAAGTTATACATCATGTTGATGTTAATTTTTATACTGATAGAGCTTTAACCAATCTACTTTTTAATATCAGTCATGATTATTATGAAGAAGGTATAATTTATTCAGATATTTGGACATTATATACTACTGATTGGGGCACAAAATATACTATACCATGGAAATAAAAAGGTAAAATATGGCTAAAATAATAATAGATAATGTAAGCGTTTTGACAACACCAGAGTTAATGATGCAAGCAATAGATGATAATTTTACTGAAGTTTATGACGCAACTGCATTAAATACTTCAAAAGTTTCAAATGTATCTCATTCAGGTGAAGTTACTGGATCAACTGGTTTAATTATTGCTAATAATATTGTTGATGAGGATAATTTAAAATTAGATGAGGCGCCTACAAATGATTACGTATTAACTGCTGATTCAACTAAATCTGGTGGAATGAAATGGGCAGAATCTGCTGGTGGCGGTGGCGGTGGTAATGTATCAACAAGTGGAACTCCTGAAACTAATGATTTTGCTAAATTTGTAGATGGTACTGATATTGAAGGTAGATCATATTCAGAAGTTAGAGATGATTTAAATGTTGCTGATGGAGCGACTGCAAATGCTTCAGATGCTACTTTATTAGCAAGAGGAAATCATACTGGAACACAAGATGCAACAAGTATTTCAGATTTTGATACTGAGGTAAGCAATAATACTTCTGTTGTAGCAAATACATCAAAAATTTCAAATGTATCAACCAGCTTATCAGAAGGTACTTCAACTGAAACCACAGTAGATATTAATTCATCAGACGGAAGTAATGCTACTTTATTATCAGCAAGTACATCAAGAGCTGGTTTATTAACTAAAGCAAAATTTGATGAAATAACTGCAAACACAGCAAAAGAAGGTAATGTAACTAATTTATCTGAAGGCGCTTCAACTGAAACCACAGTAGATGTTGATTCAAGTGATGGAACTAATGCTACTTTATTATCAGCAAGTACATTAAGAGCAGGTTTATTAACAAAAGCAGGATTTGATGAAATAGTTGTTAATACATTACATCAAAATATAGTAACAGGTAATCCTCATGTTGTAACAAAAACTGAAATTGGTTTAAGTAATGTTCCAAATGTTGACACAACAAATGCAAGCAATATATCAAGTGGAACATTACCAAGTAGTGTTATTCCTCCAATAGCAATCACATCAACATATGTTGTATCATCTGAAATTGAACAATTAGCTTTAACAACTCAAGAAGGTGATGTGGTTGTTAGAACAGATGAAACCAAAACCTATATTAAAAATGCAGGTTCTGCTGGAGATATGACTGATTTTATAGAATTACAAACTCCATCATCAACAAGTGTTACATCTGTTAATAGTGAAGTCGGAACGGTTATATTGACTACAGGAGATATTTCAGAAGATGTAAATAGTAATTATGTAACAGATGCCAACCTTACAACTATTTCTAATCAGACAGGAACTAATACTGGAGATAATGCTGTAAATACTAATTATTCTGGATTAATTTCAAATGTAACTACAAATCTCTCAGAAGGTACTTCAACTGAAACCACAGTAAATGTTAATTCAAGTGACGGAAGTAATGCAACTCTGGCTTCTGCTTCAACAAGTAGAGCAGGTTTATTAAGTAAAGCAAAATTTGATGAAATAGTTGTTAATAATTCTAAAATTTCAAATGTAACTACAAATCTCTCAGAAGGTACTGTAACTGAATCTACAGTAGATGTAAATTCAAATGATGGAACTAATGCAACTCTAGTTTCTGCTTCAACATCAAGAGCAGGTTTATTAACTAAGGCTAAATTTGATGAAATAGTTGCTAATAATTCTAAGGTTTCAAATGTAACTCATACAAGTGAAGTTACTGGATCAACTGCTTTAACTATTGTTGATAATATTGTTGATGAAGCCAATTTAAAATTAGATGAGGCACCTACAAATGATTATGTTTTAACTGCGGATTCAACAAAATCCGGTGGTATGAAATGGGCAGAATCTGCTGGTGGCGGTGGTGGAGATACTTTAGATTTAGGAGCAGTTCTTACAGGAGCAGGTCATAAAGGAACATTAATTACAGGAACAATAGCAGGAGCAACTCCAAGTATTGGTTCCCCGTTATATGGTGCAGCAAGTTTTGAATATACAGTTTGTGATGCTTCCGCATTAGCAACGATGCCTTGTATCGCTTTAGCAACTGTAGCAAGTACTGGAAGCCAATCATTATTACTTGATGGGCAAATTTATAATGCATCATGGACATGGGTTGTAGGTCCAATATATGTATCAATTACAACTGGTGAATTAACTCAAACCATTCCAAGTGGAACTGGCGAAATAGTTCAGAAAATTGGTTTTGCTTTAAGTGCAGATACTATGTATTTTAGACCAGATTCTACAACAATTGAAATCGTATAATAAAGGGATATTATGGCAGAGAATTTAGGTAATTTGTTTATAGATGGTGAGAATGTTATTGAGGATGAAAATGGTACTCATCCTATCACGGCAAATGGAACATCTCTTAGTACATTAGAAAAGAAATATGGTAATTCCAGTATGTATCTAAATGGAACTACTAATTATCTAAGAGCCCCAGATCATGACGATTTTAATTTTGCTGGAGGAGATTTCACAATTGATGGTTGGTATAGATTTGAAACTATATCCAGTTATATTATACTTGCAAGACATGCAACTGGCACTGGTAATCAAAGAGGTTGGTATTTTCAAAAGTCTCTTGGTAATTTAGTATTTTCTTATTCCACAGAAGGAGTAACTGTAACTCACGTAGAATTTTCGTGGACTCCATCTACTAATACTTGGTATCATATTGCAGTTACAAGAAGTGGTAATGGTTTAAGAATTTTTATTAATGGTGTTCAGCTTGAATCTACTCGAACAATAACAGCAACAATACACAATTCAACAACATTTATGACTGTTTTTGCTGATGCTACTGGTGTAGTACTTGGCAAAGGTTGGATTGATAATTTTAGAATAGTTAAAGGCGAAGCTCTTTGGACATCTAATTTTGATACAGAAAACTATCAAGAAATGTTTTATGATATTGATTCATATAATCCAATCTATGGTGACTTGTTTATAAATGGTGAGAATGTAATTGAGGATGAAACTGGAACTCATACTATTATTGTTCCCCAAGAACAGAATGCACAATTGTCTTTAGACATTGGATCTGAAGGAACATATGATATAGATTCTTCATATAATCCAAGTGTAATCAAAGAATCAGACACCAGTTATAAAATGTGGTATTCGGGTTTAAATGTATTTAATAGAATTATTTATGCAACTTCTACAGATGGAATTAACTGGTCTAATCATCAAATGGTTATAGATAGAGGGGCAGAAGGAACATATGATACACAAACTTCATATGAGCCAAATGTAATAAAAGAGTCAGAATCCAGTTATAAAATGTGGTATACAGGATCAAATGGAAGCAATTATAGAATATTATATGCAACTTCAACTGATGGAATTAACTGGAGTAATCATCAATTAGTTATTAATATAGGAGATGAAGGAACATATGATACAACTCATGTAAGTCATCCAAATGTAATAAAAGAATCACCTACTTCATATAAAATGTGGTATACA